TTGGCGGCCGACACCCAGCCAGTGGTGACAGTGCCCGCCGCGATGCTGGCGGGGTCGATGGTGGCGAGAACGGACAGCAGTTCGCTGCCCTTGGCGTTGGGAAACATGGGTCTCTCCTTGAACGTTTGAAAGCGGACGGATCAGCGCGCGCCGAGCTGGATATAGGGCGAGAGCGTGGTGCTGCCCTTGGCCGGGCTGATCGGCGCGGCGATCTTCGACTGGCCGTCCATACGGAAGGTGGTGCGGAAGGCGGTCAGGTCGGCATCGAAGTAGAGATGCATCGAGGTCGCGGTCTGCATGCCGCCGGCCTTGGTGATGGTCTGGTAGTAGGACAGGTCCACCAGAATCACGTCGCCTTGGGACGAGAAGGTGTTGGCGTGCTGCGAGACGAACACCGGGCGACCGAGCAGCGTGCCGTAGGGCGAGACCTGCATGCCGCCCGGATTCACCCCGATTGGCAGGTAGATCGGGTAGTTGCCTAAAGTCAGGGTGAACAGCGCCGGCAGCACATCGTTGTTGACGATCCACACCGACTGCGAGAACGAGCCCGGGGGCAGGCGCGAAATCATTTTGGCCAGGTTCTGCGGCAGCAGGGTCTGCGTCGCCTGCCCCGACTCCTTGGCCACTGTCACCGTCGCACCGGCGGTCAGCGCACCGATCGGTACCCCGCTGCCGGTACCGAACAGAATCGACTCGTTGGTCTTCCAGCGGATCGAGTCGGAAACCTTGTCCGGCAGATAGCTGGTCAGCGCATTGGTGTCCTCCAACAACTCGTCGGTTGTAGGCACCAGCGCCATAAGCTTTTTTAGGCGCAACGTGGCCAGGCCCAGCACCGGCTTGGTCGCCACCGCCGAGGAGGCCTCCCCCTGCCAGTAGGCCCGGATACCGTTGCTGCCCCAAGGCGTGGTCTCGTCCTTCGGGAAGGCCATGCTGTTGCCGGTGATCTCGACGTTGTCGGTCAGCGGCAGCAGCGAGTCCTCGCCGAGAGAGAGGCGGAAGATCTCCTGCGAAAACTGCGGCGGCACCAGAAAGCCACCGTCCTGACCGGACGATTCGTTGCCATAGCTGGCGGGTGCCGCGGCATTGCGGCCGTTGCCACCGATCAGCAGGCGCTCATCGACGGAAGTGCCGGGCTTGTCTGCCTGATACACCGCCTGCATGAATTCGCCAATGGTCTTGAAACCGTGCTTCGGGTCGGCCTCGCGGTTGTCAGTGACCGTGATGACGCTGCTGCTCGGCACTTCGACGCTCATCGCCATCTGCGCCTCCTCGGCGATCAGCGCCGACTCGCGATCGATGGCAGCACTCGCCGCATCGATGCGCTGGCGCAGCGCGTCGAAGGCCTGCGCCTCGTCGTCATCCATGTCACGGTTTTCGGCGGCAGCGCGCTCGGTCAGCGCCCGCGCCTCCTTGATCAGGCCAGCCTTGCGGGCCTGCAATTCACGAAGTTGCTTGCTCATTGGGGTCTCCAGAAATGAAAACGCCGCCCGGTCACAGACTCGGGGCGGCGATAGAGGGGATGAACCAGTGGTACTAAAACGTGGGACGACCGACGGGTCGCGTGGGTGATTCAGGCGCGCTCGACGGAGCCGCCTGTGTGAACGGATTGGGCTACATCAGCGCCAGTGAATCGCGCGCCTGCTTGAGTCGCGATGCACCTGACGGCGCGCTGGGCTTGAGGCTGCGGCGCATTTTCTTGAGCACCTCATCGAGGGTGGCAATGCCATCGACCATGTCCTGCTGCAGAGCAGCTTCGGCACCCAGCACACGGCCCTGCCCCATGCCGTCGCGGACTTGGGCAATCGATACACCGCGACCGCGGGCGACCGCCTTGGTGAAGGCGCTGTAATACTCATCGACGCGCGACTGCATGAAAGCTTGCGCCTCGGCATCCAGTGCGCTGTAAGGGTTGCCCTCGACCTTGTACTTGCCGGCCGAGATCAGGGTGGTTTTGACACCAGCCTCTTCGAGCGCCTGACTGAAATCCTGATGCGCTTGCCAGACGCCGATGCTGCCGACCTCGCCACCCGGGGTGACGTAGAACTCCGAGGCGGCGCTGCCCACCCAGTAGGCAGCAGACGCGGCCAGCGAGTTGGCAATCGCCACGACTGGCTTCTTCGTGCGGGCGCTTTGAATCTCGTCAGCCAGTTCGGCAACGCCGTAGACGCTGCCACCGGGGCTGTCGATATCGATCAGGATCTGGCTCACGGTGTCATCGGCGAGCAGCCCGCGCAAGGCGGCGGAGAACTGCTGGGTGCTGGTGCTGCCCGGGCCGGACACCTCATCGACCATGTTGCCGCGCTGGGTCAGAACACCATAGAGCGGCAACACCGCGATGCTGCCGGTGGACTGGTTTGCCACCGCCCGGCGCCGGGCGTCGCGCAGCTCGCGGTCAGCGTGGATTCGCCCCAGGGTCTCGCCATCAGCAGCGATGCCTGCCGACCAGCGCGTCACCACACTGGTCAGCGCGTGCAGACGTTCGGGCATCAGCGCCCACGGAGTGGCCAGACACTCGGCCAGCAGCAAGGAGTGATTCATGGGTGCATCCCCAGTTGAGTGAGTGAATGGCGCAGGCTGGATTCGTCCAGCTGCGTCTGCTGCTCGGCCCAGTGCGCCACCTGAGATTCCGGTACCGCCAAGGCTTCCGCAATCAGCGCGAGGTCCTTGGCATCGATGCGCCCAGCCCGACTGATACGACGCGCCCAGCGATCCGCAGTGACGGCGATCAGCGCACGCAGTCGCGTGGCCATCTCGTCCTTGGCCGGTTCCGCCACATCCCGAGTCGGTGCCATGGCTTCCTCCTCCTCAACCTGCTGATCCTCGGCGTCGTCCTCTTCGACCATGTTGAGCGGACGCAAGGGTTCATCGAGACCGTCCAGCGGGTTCAGGTTTTCGGCGACGCGTGCCTCGTTGCGCGTCAGCCAGCCGTTTTGAATGCCGCTCTGGTAGTAGGCCGAGCGGCTGGCGGCATCGCCGCGCATCAGGTTGGCAAAGTCGAACTCGACTTCCAGTTCGTCGCCGTCGAGCAGCAGTTCCGACTCGATCGAGGCCTCCCAGCGCTCGGCCCACGGCGTCATGGTGTGCATGACGAACTCCAAGCTCTGCTGCTCGATGTTGGAGAAAGTCGCCCGGTCCAAGTCCGCGATCATGTGCGGCGGCACCCGGAACAGGCGCGCGATGTCGGTGATCTGGAACTTGCGCAGCTCAAGAAACTGCGCGTCCTTGTTGGTCACGCCGACCTCGTGAAACTTCATGCCGTTCTCCAGCACCAGTACCTTGCCGCGGTTGGCGCCGGACTGCGCCGCCTGATACGACTCGCGGAACACCCGTTTGGCCTCGGCATCCTTGAACGAGCCGGGAAACTCAATCCAGCCACCGGTGGGCTTGGCGTCGTTGGCGAAGAAGCGCGCACCGTAGTCCTGCGCGGCAAGCGCCATGCCGAGACTTTCGCGCGCCAGTTCGATCGGGCTCATGCCAATCACGCCATCGGAGGAAAGCCCGCGCAGATGCCAAACTTGGCCACGCGGCAGCACCGTCTCCTCACCAAAGCGGTCCGTGATGCGGTAGCGGTACTCGCCGGAACGAAGCACCTCAATGCGCACCCGGTCCGGATGGATTGGCACCAGCTCGACGATCTCGCCGCGCGGGTTGCTGACGATCTGGTTGAAGGCGTTACCCCGCAGGGCCAGATGCCCCTGCAGCATCTCGCGCCACTCGAATGGGTTCTGGTAGCGGTTCGGCCGCCGGCACAACAAAGTGTGGAGCCAGTGATTGGTCACCCGGTCCTTGCCGCCATCGGCGCGCGGGCGGTAGAGCACCAGCGGTAGTGAGGCCAGCGTCTCCGAAAGAATCCGCACGCAGGCGTAGACGGCCGAGAGGCGCAGCGCCGCATCAGGTGAGACCCGCATGCCAGTCGAGGAGCGCACCGATACCGGCTCGAACCAGAAGTCACCCCATGGCGAACGGTCCTCGCTCGACGCGCGGAAGCGGTCGAAGAAGCTTAAGAGTCCCATCGCTCAGAGCAGAACCAGTTCGTAGTCGGTGCCGAGGACCACGGCGTCGCCTGGCTTGATGGCGCGGGAGAGCGCCATGATCAGCGCGACGATGCCGTCGATCTTGTTCTCCGGGCGCTCCTTGCGCGGGTAGATGTTGTCCTTGGCGTCGAGATGCGCGACCACGTTGCTCGCCATCCAGGTCAGCACCGGATCACCGTCGTGGCTCAGCTTCTTTTGCAGCACCAGGGCTTCCAGGGTTTTCATCGGCTCGCTGAAGTTGAGCACGGTCGGGCGCACCTCAATCATCGGCAGTCCTTCCGCGAGCATTCGGGTTGAGAGTTGCGTGGCCTGAAACGGATCAAACGCCACCGCCCGCACCTCAAAGCGCGAGGCCATGTCGAGCAGGTCGGCCTCGATCCAGCCAAAGTCGATCACATTGCCCGGCGTGGCAGTCAGCCGGCCTGATCGCATCCAGCCTTCGTACTGGCTGTTGCCGGCCGCACTGACCGTCTCCTCCGGCAGGTAGTACCGACCGAAGGTCACATAGGCCCCGGCTTCCTCGGGGTGCTGAAACACCAGCACCAGCGCCGCGATGTCGGTCTTGCTCGCCAGATCCAAGCCGATCCAGCACGGCTGCCCGGCAAACGCCTCGACATCGAGACCCACATCGCCGCAGGCGTCCCAGGCGCGCATGTCCATCCACGCGGTGTCGGCGTTGACCCAGTCGTTGAGGTGCTTGGTCTTGAAGGTGTTGACCGC